CCTAAACCAAAGAGCAAGCCTATTGGAAGCCGGAAAACGATATCTCATGGCGTGGAAGTCCGAGTTTGCGAGGTCCATAGAGAATATTGCATCTGTATCGACAAGATCGTAAGGTGCTGACATCCCACTGCTCATTAATTGATTGTTCAAAAATAATACACCGTTTGTGGCATCAAATGCTGTCGTGTCAAAAAAAGCAGTGTCAGATTCCTGAGTGATATTTGAGTACGCTCCTACGGGTATCGTCCCCCAATTTAGCGGAGCATCTAAAAAATGGGCCACTTTTGTATCTGAGGTCTTCCACGTATCAACGATCTGCTTACTTCCGAAGTATGTCTCAGCAGCGCCCCCCGTCAAGCCACCTCTCACGGCGTGGCCCTCATAACGATGGTCGGACATGCCCAGTATTTCTGGTCTAACATCTAGCGGCTCAATGATACCATCAAATTCGTGATCGAGCAATGAACCAAGATTAAAAAGATGCACAGGCCACATCGTCTCTTCCGATGCTTGCAAATAGGCAACTGGATCGTAGCGTTGCGTCTCGACATAGGGCATGCCCTGCTGGACGGTCGGTGCCTGTCCGAAATCTAATTTCTCCATATCAAAATCAATACGTTGATTTATTTTCACATCATTTTCGCCGCGCATATCATTTGGGTCTGGATTCATTTGTAGCGTATCGTCAAAATACGTGTCAGGGAGCTTGTCTCCATTTCGCCATAACGACATTGGAGCGCCCTGTCTGATCCTTGGAAGGAGGCTTGGGTAGTAGATGCCATCTTTCTGTGCGTCAAGGCCCTGCAGGGACATCTCGTACTGCGAACCGGTAGGAGATAGCCTTTCGCCATAGCCGATGAGGTCATAATTTCGATACGTATAATAAAAGGAGCCACCGGTGGCGTTATATAGCGCTGTCACATCAGCTTCAGATAATACAACTCCCCAGATCGCAACATCGGCCATATTTCCGTTGTAATAATTTACAGTTTGTCTCGCACCCACATAAAGAGACTCGGCGGAATTCTCCATCGCAACATAAGATGAAGCAAGAGTAGAATCATCAGACAGGGATTGCGCGACGCCATCAATATAAATTGACATGCAGCCCGTCGCATCGCCGCCTGCAGCGATTGTCTCTGCCCCGGTCCCGTCATATGTCGCGACTATATGGTGCCAGCTACCTCCTGTTAATGAAGCAGCTGGAGTTTGTGCTAGCAGGTTTGCATTTACGCTATCATCACCAACCTTAAATCGTATTCTAGAATTTCCGTCGCCATTGGCATCATACAAGACCAGCTGGTACTCCAAATTAACACCACTCTGCTCACCTTTGTGGATTATAGTGTCATATGTCAGAGATCCGGTTCCAGTACGGTAAACCCAAGCGCTTACAGAAAATGGTGTGTCGGTAGCGCCGTCACCGAACGAAAGCGCAGTTGCATCAGCGGGTACCGCAACTGTGACGACGTCAGAAGATCCGTCAAATAAACATGTCCTCATTTGGATATTCGATGACGGTGTTGATATCGAAAAGCTCGGTCGTTCGGTGAGAGCTGCAAACGAGCCGGGGAGTCCCATTCCGCTTGCATCAGTAATAGAACCAGCAGCGGAAACGTCTTCATTTAACCGCCACCATCCAGCTAATGAACTATGCGCAGTATATTGTGCAACTGGAGGTGGACCACCAACGTACATCGATGCAGTAAGATTATAATATGCAGTATTATTGACTGGCGTCGTTATGACATATTTTGGCATCAGTACTTCCTCATATCACCAACAAGTTGTCGGAGTAGTATTATCCCCTTAAGATTTCTACGAGTACTCTCGCCGAGATATACATCACCAGAACCATACGCGACCTTCGGTCGCTCGAGGCCATGGCCCTCAATTATAAAATTGAACCCCAGATAATTTGTCTTTCGAGGAATAAGGCTCTCAATAATCACATCAAATGAATCATCAAGCCATCTAAAGAAATCAAACAGCTTTTTGTAATTAATGGACTCTGTTAAGCGATTAAAATATATTTTTCTTAATCTAGCAAGATCTGGATACTCTTCTGCAAACATCAGCTCTGGGGCGCCTAACGCGAGATCAAGTGCGTCGAGAGTCGCATAGATGTTCATTATGTCTTCGTCAAGGGCTTGCATTATAGAAAATTCAATCATAAACCGGGTGTCATCAACTGGTTCAGCGGATTTAACGATCTCATAAACTGGGGCTGGATTACCGCCCAGCTCAAAAAGATTTTTTCCTTGAGTGAACCCGGCCACTCGAACCTTATTCTGTTCTGGCATCTCATCGTAATTTGGGGATAAAAAGCTAAAATCAAAACGCTCGGGCTGTATAATACGTTTTTTGGCTTCAAATCCAAATGCCGTTGCGCCGCTAGCATTGCCACCGGCGGAAACAGGATTGAAGTTTTGCGAAAAATCAACCAGCGGTAAAGTGCCCAATTCATTGCTTTCTGTGCTAGGCTGATCTGTCGAAACATCAATACGAAGCTTCTCAAATGAACCCGTTACATCTGACGAAAAGCCAAAGTTAACAAGCGGGTCCTTCACGCCAAGCGACTTGAAATTTAAAATATGTTCTTTCGATTCATCTTCATCGAGCGCTTTTGACCAGAACCTGCAATGCCCCCAAAGGCCGTCAAAACGAGTTGTTCTTGCAGTGTTGCTTATAGCACTATCGTTTAATTGGTAAAAGCCGGTGCCAGTGTGGATATTTTGAGTACCAACCACTATAAACGAGCCGCTAGCATTAAGGATCGGATCAGACACTGCATTTTTTCGTTGAAATAAATTTTCACCGGGAAGATCAGAATAATCGTTTTCAGCAAAGTGCGAAGAAGTTACATAATACTCAGAAACGTCTCCATACTCTTGGCGGCCAGCTCTTATAAAATAGCTCGAAGACACATACGATCCAGCATGCTCTGATCGAATTCGACCACAAGAAATATACCAAGTTTTGCCATCAAAAATATCGGCGCCGGTTAACGGAAGAGCAAGCAAAGGTGCTGATGAATTGAAACCTGGTCGACAATACAATGTGAGCTGCTCGCCTGTTTTCTCGGCGTATACAGCACGAGATATTGGCGGAGTCGCAACGAGGTTCAGTAATACCCTGTGAGAATTATCAGCAGCGCTGGGATTACCCTCGTCCTCTGACGCAGTTACGTGGAGGCGAAATAAGCTCTGGTTCCAGGTGATGTCTCGCGCCATTGGAAACTTCACTCGAGTTTCGATCGTCCAGCTGCCTGACGTTAATAAGCCGTCTCGGGCGGCGTCTGAATATGTACCTCCGTCGGGATGTGCAACAAAATCGCCTGATATGTTCGGGTATCCCCTCTCAACACGTGATGCAGACAGAAACACGCTTTGCACGGCTGGCTTCACGCTATAAAAACCATGCGCATCTTCAACACCCGTCATATTCGCCATACTCCCAGAAAAATCTAGTAACGTAGACACTTCTGTTGCTTTTTCTCTTGCAAGACCCAAGCGTTGTGTCGAAGTGCCACCATATTCGACAAATCTGAATATGCGATTGGGGTCTATACCAGAGGCCCTAAAGACAGCCTTCATGGCATGTTTTGTACCTTTCGAAATTATAATTTCGCGGATGTTCGTTAAAAGACGTCGCCAAATCTCGTTTTGAACAAACTGCAGACTTTTTGTTATCTTCCCATCAACAATTTCTTCGCCAGCAAAAAATTGATTCATTTTTGCGTTTCTAAACATATTTGGCAGCTCGATACCATAATGATGCGCCAGAACTGGTAAAAATTGATCAGCAATTGATTCTTCTGTATCATATTCTGCGAACACTAAATTACTAGCATGATCAAGCATCGATTTGATCAAGTCAAACTCTCTTGCCCACACAAAAAGAAGCGAAGAAATAATCTGGGGTTGTCCCAACTGCGCGCCGCCAGGTGCGCTGTAGTCGACGGAAGTAGTTGATGATAAGCCGTCCATCAACGAACCATCAGGGTCAGACGACACATCAAGCGTCGCCGCGGCCTCTGCCAAATAATGTTCTGGAATCAACTTTGTAATTAAGTTAGGATTGTTTGTATCGTATGATGAGGCAGTCAATAATAATTGTTCGTTGAGCGTTAATACGGTGGGGTACGATGGAAAAAGCACAGGATGCTTTACAGACGCCTCAAATAGCATTGGCGGAATGTTATCAGTATCAACAGTCCGCATCGAAGCGGCAAAATTGCTTATCCGTGAATGTAAGCTCATCCCAGAGTGGTCTAAAACAACATCGTTGTTCGTATACGATCCTGTTGGTTCATTAAAACGTAATGACAGCCTAAGACCGTCTTTCGCGAACATCGTTCGCTGGTTGTAATACTCTATGTCTTCCGTAGTACGTACATCAGAAAACACTCTGAATTCGTCAATGGATCCGCTAAATGTTTCAGCTGGAATAAATTCTGACCCTCCCAGTTGTAATGTGCTACCAGTCGCTATAAAAAAAGAGGCTCCGCGGGTAGACAACGATCCAAACTTAAAGCGTCGAGACTTAGCTGTTATCGCAGAACTGCTCATTATAGCTGCAAATTTCTTGCCTGGCCTCTTGTCATAAACGAAATTTAGAAAATGAAATTGGTCTTTTGGTAAAGAATAAGATGCAGAAATATGATCAGACCCGCTAATGACAGCAAAGTTTATATTAGCAGCCGATGCATCGCCTGAATCTAGAAAGGCAGCATAGCCCACCCCTCCATCACTCATATGACTAAAAATTATCTGATTATCATTCGCTATGGGAGGCAAAAAAAGACGACACTCTACCGAAAAAGAGCGATCTAAAGGATCTAATATTGTTTTTGCAGAGCGGATTCTAGAAAGTGCTGGAAAAAGAACACCTGCTCTATCTTTTATTTCGATATATTGCTTTAAAGAACTTGAGAAGGTGAGATACCCAGTATAGCTTGGGAAAGAATCTAAGACATGTTTCTCAAATCCTGTCAGGTCATCCAAGAAGTCTTCATACTCCTCACGCGTTCCGTCGAACGGAAATTGATTTATTATCTTCTCAAATGCGATATTAACGTTTGATTCAGCAGAAGCAAAAAATGTATGGTTTTCAAATTTTGAAAAATCTAATGGAAGCTGCTGAGATGACTTAAGGGGTGATCCCGGAGGGTCATATCGAAACGAACCTGTTGTAGAGGACGGTGCAGATCCAGAAAGCGAGGCGGCGCTCTGGTGCTTTAACACCCCCGAAGAGTCTGTATACCTTCGGATCACCTGCGGGGTGAAAAGTCGCTGGTTTTCAAAAACCCGCCTTATCTTGGGTCCCTTAGCCATTAAGAAACAACCTTAAAAGAAATATCCCTAAGCTCCACAATTTCCGAAACCCCGCTATCCTTCACAAGCAAGTCTATAGTATAGCTTCTATTTAATGGAAGACCAGCAGTTAATAAATCAATATACATTCCAGCAGCATCAGTACAAAGCCTTGTCGAATCCGTTACGTCATCGAATGGTATAATAACCGTATTCGTTTCAATATCTCTTATCCTATAATATACTCTATCAACCACAGCTGTCTTTAATTTTCGTGGTAGCTTGTAAGCTTTGTCTTTTAATTGCGCGTCGATATCTTCTATAAAGAGACGAATTTTCGCGGTCGAGTATTGCTTATACTCTGGCTGCGCATTCAGCGCAGAGAACACCAAGCTTCTATTAACAAAATTATCAGTTCCGACTGCGGACTTCTTCACTGTAATAGAACTTGTCAGATATCCAATAGTTCTATCGATAGAAGACCAAATCTCTTTCAAGACAAGCTCATCCTGACTTCTCAAGGTCTTAAAAAATGTAGAATCAAACCTGTTAAGGGAAAATGAGGCAGAGTACACTCCAGTCATTCCCGCACCAGTTGCGGACCCGGTATGTTGAGATCCTGTTACAAAAATTGATTTAGCAGTTGGTCCAGACCCACTGATCAACGTCAGTAGTATGCAATTCTGACCTGTCAGTGCCGTATCAGATGCACCAGATCTAATGTTAGTTGCAGTTCCCCCAACAATATTTTTTAGGAACAAGCTCGCAGTAGAATTAAATATGAAGCTTTGATGACTGTCTTTTATGGTATTATTCCATGTTACAAGAATTCGGGGTGCCAATATTTTGTTTCTAACGTGGCGAGAGGCGAACCTTTTAGCGAACCTTGTTTTTGAATCTGTTTCGTATGACCCGCTAAAAGAAATTCTAAAGCCGTGGTTTGATAAATCACCAGCCAATGATGAAGAAACAACCTTTGTTACGTCAAGTGATATTTTCCCAGGCCCATCACTGAAATATTGAGACGCTCCGAAGTCAGTTATGGAAGATCCCAGGACGCCAGTTGTGATATAATCAATTCCCGAATCCCCCATAAACCCAGCTTTACCAGAGCCCGACAGACTCCATAATACCGGTGAGCCGGAAGAAGAATAGGATGCCGTCAAAAAATTTGCGGCGTCGACATCTAGAAAGCGGTTAACATCACGACCAGAGCCTTCAGAAAAAGCTTTAGCCAGTGGATAAGCAACAACCCAAAAATTTCTAGGAACTGGTGATCCTGTTTCTACCTCAGTTAATTCAAGCGTTGCTCTGAAGCTCGAGTTCGTAAAATCTAGAGAAGAACTCGCGAGTGTGGATAGCGTGCTGTAATCGAATTTTACTAATAAGCGTGACAGCTCACTAACAGATGACGTAACCCTAGTAGACCCAGAAGTATACGTAGACTCATCGTAGAGCTTAAACAAATCCAGTGTACCAGCCCTTCCAACATTCGTGTCGGTGGCTCTAAAACTATTATCAATAATTTTATTTGTGATGTATGTATCAGCGCTAGCCGTTAAGATATAAAACATGTTGAAATCACCTTACGGAAATCTTGATATCGGTATCTGGATATTTTAATTCAAAGATTGAACCATCTGGCCCTATTACCATTTGTTGAAATGTGTTCGCGTCGACGTTGAACGATACATCGCTATAAACTCTTTCCTCTACAGTCCCCGTAACATTCGTTACTTTGAGATCGACCAATGAAATTACTCCTTGCGTGTTCAGTACTACATTCGTAATATCCGACAACGCTATTGGCATATCAATTTGGAAGTTTTTTGTGTCTAATATTCTTGTCAAAGCCTTGATACACGACTGGGCGACTTGTGTCTTGTTTGATGTTGGATGCGCAACTATTTCCAAGCTTACAGCAAAATTAACAACTTGCGCATCTAAAATATCAAATGCATCACTTACGGCCCGAAATTCGTTTAGATATTTCCGTAGGTTCTTCTTTAGCGTATCTGGAGTTAGGCCCAGCTTTTTATCTTTGTCTCGAGACACAACAAATATCTGTGATGCCAATGAATTAATTGGGTTCGGACGAACACCAACACGGTACACTCTCCCAAATTTATTGGGTAAAGTGTATATTCTAGAAACCAAATCTTCTTTCGTGATAATTCTGTTCTGCGCTTGTCGGGAGGCAGGAATCTGAACTCGAAGTTCTTCTAGCGTAGGGGCGTTATCAGCACCGGAAGCGGGATCGTCATTCAGCACATCCACTGACGCTCGGACTGCAGCTGCACCAGATGCCGGCGCCCTGCTATCAAACGTCAGTATTAGCGAGTCGACAGTCTTAATTGTCGATGCAGCAACATTATGGTTCAATCCACCGCCGAAACGATACGTAATTTTTAGTGTAGTATTCTTTGGTGCTATACCAAGAGTGTGAGTTTGAAGCAACGAATTGGGGTCAATCGTAAATTTACCAAACGTCTTCTTACCATATAGCGGCAACGCTAGTTCAGCAGGGTCCGGAACAATATCATTGTCCAGCGTTGAGGCATCACCGGCGCCGAACCTTAATTTAGTTAATTTTGTGTTGTAATCATAAGTCGTTGTGAATCTGTAGGGCGCAGGAATTATTTCAATATTATTAGGAACTTGATCAGCATCTTCAGTAGTATTTGCAACCACCTCAAAAACGGTGTCTTGTGTTAGGTTGTTCACTTCATAGTACACGTTCTCTTCTACATCTTTCACGCTTATTATTTCTGTTATATTTTCAGACGCTAATGTTAGTGTTCTATAGGGTTTATGAACATTTGGAATTTTTATCGACTCCGTTTTTTCTTCACCAGAAAGACAAATTCCTAACCTAGTAACAACATAACTGACTGGATTCCCAGAGTCATCGGCCTCTACAAGGACTGCATTGTAAAGATAGTTTCCGAGATAATCTTTCTCTGTAAAATCCAGATCTTCTACCAGAGAAAATGGAACACCCTTAGCAGAGGCTAGCCTTGTACCCTGTCCAACTTTTGGTAGCAGCGTTGGAGAAGGCTCATACTCGCTACCCACAAGCTCGGCTGGGATTTCAAAATAAAATGTAACCCCGCAAACAGCCGGCGCTGCGCCCCGGACTTTAACACCCGCGCTTTTTAAGTGTTTTTGTACATTTTTGCTCTCGATGGCAGTAGCCCAATTCAATTCGTTAAATTGGTGGTCCAAATAAAACGCCATCGAATCACCGACAAACGCAGCCATATCAAGCAGCAACCCTCCTAAGCTAGCTTCAGTGAAATCTCTTATCTTATCAGGAAAGTAAACCCTCGCATGCGTTAATAATTCTGCTCGAAAAGAATTGAAATCTTTTGCAAGATAACTTCGCTGTAATTCTTTCTTAAGGTCTTTTTTGATGTCTGATGCCATTGTCAACTCGCGCTATAGATTATTACTTCAAGAATCCTGTTCTGGACGTTTAACTTCGGAACACTATAAGTGATTCTAACACCGACTTTTGCGACGTTCTTGTTGTCAAAATACTCAGTAATGGGTTCGAATGTGGATGGAATCACATAGGGCATGTATTTACCGACGGCGCGACTTATCCTATTTATCGCCTCAGTTTGCCCATCTTCGCTTTGAAGCTCAAACGACAACTCCATTAAGTTCGCACCGAAATCAGGAAACCCCAACCGTTCACCGTGATTTGTGAGGATTAAGTTCTTAAAATTATCGCTAACTTGATCAGCCATAGAATAATTCATTTTAATAAACTCAGTTCCCTCCGACGACAGCGCCACGGGGGTTTTAATCCCAAAAGCTATATTCCTTTTTTGCTCTTTCTGTCGAAGCTTCCGGGCCTCGGCTTGTTCACCAACAGACCTAAAAGAGTAAACTTGTCTATCTCCTAATTTCGTTAACGCCATACAACCACCTGGGGTTAATTATCAACTTCTATAAATTCACCACGCTATACGAAGTTTATTCCATTTTCTAGCATTAATAAGATAGCGTCCATGTTCACCATCTTTGCCTCAGCACCATCATCAACATACCCATCATGAACAAAATTATCCCCGTAGTCAACAACTCTCTTTATTCCACCATAAAAATTAAGTAAAGGAACAACGTTAACGCCAAGCATCATGTCAGCTGAGTCAAGTGTATACGATCCCTGGGCATTTCCGCCTTCTACCGTTGTGGTCAGAGCAACATTCGGAGACCCCACCGCCGCGGAAGCGGCAGCGTTTGTTCCAAACGTAGTTAGTTCGGACAGCAACTTGATGTAGTTATCATCTGGTAAAGACACTTTAATGATCGCTCTCCTCACAAATTTTTCAACCGCCAAAGCAATATAAGCTGCTAGAATTTTACCTGGAGCTTCTGGATCTTCTGCTCCTGCAGCCATCCCAGATCGTCGGAAAGCGTATGCTATCTCATCGAATAATTGCATTCTTGCAATTGAGGGTACAACACTCGTTATGAAATTACCATCATACGGAATTGGTGGCACAGTGTCCTTGTCATCTATACCAGCATCGCTAATGGCCTTATCGGCAGCTTCGTATATGGCAAGGACAGCTGGATCGTCTTCGGCTCTGATACCATTCAGGATCGGATCTAGCGTTTGAAAAACAGCGTCACCCATCGAAGCTTGTGCATCGGAAGATGCCTGTAATGCGTTAAAGGTCTCAATTGTTTCTTCATCTCCCTCTACGTCAGCACTACTCCCGCTTTTAGCAGGCAACGCGATTTCGGGGACATCGACGTCAAATGCCAGCGGTAGTGTTAACGCCAGGGCGCCACCAAGAGTAGCGGCGGCGCCAACTGCGGCGGCGGAAATCGTAACCTCTTCCGCAGTGGGTTCAACAAAGGAATCGAGAAGTGCTGCTGTCGCCGCGGCCAGCTGGGCGTCTTCGTCTATTTGTAATTTGCCGAGCGAAAATGACCAGCTAGATTGACCAATTCCACTACCTGATTCTTTAGACATACATTATTCTCCCCAAATTCTTGTTGACGCCAACTGATCGAAATCTTCTGTTCTTGTTTTATGAATTTTAAGTAGTGCCTGTAGCTGCGTGGAGGCTGCTGTAACTTGAGGGTTTGGCCCCCAAAGAGGGCATTGATTGGATTGAAGCGTCGTACAAAAATCATCTAACGCTTCGTACAACTGCGTAAACAACTTCTTCAAATCAGAAAACCTCACCCACGGTTCAGTGCCGTTGGGACCCATTGGGTCTCCACCATCTCCCATAGCGTAGATAGACGAACGTTCAGACTGATCACTTGACTTTCTTCCTATCAATATCTGCTTTCCACTGATCTGAATCGTGCCATCAGGTAAGAGGTATATAGCGCATGCGTCATCGCTGATATCACCTTCCTTGATCAATCTTATACTGCCATTTATCTCTGGGGCTCCAGAGACGGGATCATCTGACTCTTTTCTTCTGGCAATCAAACGAATCTCATCAGACTTTGCAACAATAGCAGCAGGAAACTCAATAGAAGACTCATCTTCTGCGGGAGCTATGTTACCATCAATTGCAGATGGGATTGTATCACCCTCCTTATCGATGTGGAAACTTTTGTCGACCTGCATTGCCATCGCCACGTACAGCCGCGCTGCGTCGTTCTCCAAATCGGGATCGCCCTCTGCTGGAGTATCAAGCCGATTCACGTCGGCAGTGTCATCTCCAACAGGATTTTTATTTGTTTCATCATACGCGTCTCGACCGCCTTCTTCGGGCGGAACATTCTTAACCGACCTGGAAGCCGTCAACTCGGGTTCCGCATCGACACTTCCGCCAAGGACTCTGAAATCGTAACGGCCGCGGCCGGCAACGATATCGATGCAGCCAGTGCTTATCGAAGCGTCCAGCGTGGTATCACCATCTTCCAATGTCGCGTTAGAGGTTTCTGCACCGCCAGCGTCTGTACGTGTAACACTGCTGTCTGGGTGGGTCCATCCACGATCTTGACCAAGACATATCAAAGCGTTGTTTGAGCCTTGAATAACAAGATCTCCCGGGCGCTTCGTAAAACGTGGAACTGGCTCGGGAATAAATGAAAGATACGACAGCGACGCGTTAACGATTTCTTCGTATGCCAGCTCAGTGTTTAAAGAAAATGCGTCTTCCGTGCCGGGACCGTTTGGAAAGCCAAAAATCTCAGCGTCTGCGTCTAACTCCTCGCCCTGAGCCGATGCGGACTTTTCCGAGGAACTCTTCTCACCTGTTGATCCGACAAACTTCCTATCTCCGTGAGTGTAATTGACACCATCGATATGGTCTGGCTCTGGAATCCTACACATCCAATAAGACACCCCCGCAGTAACATCAGGGGAATCGTTAATCACCCATACCTGCTCCCCGGGCTTTATAGGGAAACACAGGTGGGGAGGGAAAAATGGGTAACACAGAATGCCTACTGTGCCCTTCTCCTCGTTTGATTCTTCATCTGTTTCTACAGTCGCTCTTTTGTCTGCTCCCGCGTTCACAGAACGAGCGATCACAGAATTTCGAGGGGCAGAAGCCAGC